GTTGTAAACATAAATACCCAAAAGCATCAAACGCATGGTCTACTCCCAAGTTTTTATTAGGTAATCCAGTGTTAGGTGCATAAGTTAACGTCCTAAGTGCTTTTATCAATTCTTTACAACGAGGATGTATAAGCGTCCTTCGATCGCCATTAGCATCAAACAGGGCAGTATTAACAGCAGTGATCTTATCTCTGATCTTCCAAGGGCTTCTAGGACTCATAACAGTAAAACCAGACCTCCTAAGTATAGTATGATCTGTTACACCAACCCCACTTGTTTTTCTTGCACTCCCAGTAGGGTCTGGACAAGCAATAATTCTACGATCAACTCCATATCTTCTCGTAACTTCCTCCGCAAAGTCCCATGTGGTAGCACCTCCTGTAAGCATGATCTCATCAAAAACATAAAGCGTATCATTATGCTTCACCGCACAGATCCCCGCCATAGGATCAACGTTAAAATCTAAACCAATTAACAAGGGAAGCATATGTAAATCCTGTACTTCCTTATCAATATTTTCATCAGCAAAACTAACAGCCACCAATCCAGTAAGATTTTCAAAACTAGCTTCAAATTCCTGCCTAAATGTTCTCGCATCTAATTGACTTCTTGCTGCTTCAACTTCTTCTTTTACAACATTACCCCCCTCTATCGTAGTAAAACTCCATCTTTCCCAATCATCCCATTCCTTCTCTCCGCAATAACACCACATATCATAAAACCAACTAGCAGTTCCATCAGGAGTAGAAATAAACAGTGCCCAACCTTGCTTGTCGGCTAACGCAGGTCTAATTACTTCAGCCCATACATCACGATCCATAAATGCTGCCTCGTCTAAAACAACACCAGCTAAACTTCTACCTCTCAATGCCATAGCATTTTCTGTACCCTTCAACTCAATAGTCGAACCATTTATCAATTCCAGCCTTAAATCAGTTTCATTCTTGCTTTGAATCCATACTTTAGGTGTCAACCTCTTCAATTCCTTCCATGCAATATCCTTTGCCATCCTATATGTAGGTGCACAATAGAAATAAACCTCTCCAGGACGATTTATAGCTCCTCTTAATAATTCAATACAAGATAAATAACTCTTTCCAAATCTTCTTCCAGCTACCAATACCCTAAATCTCTTATCACTATTGAATACCTCCCCCTGGGCATACCTCAAACTTATCTCACTCTTCTTTTTTTCACTTACAGCCATAAAATTAACAAAAAATACAACTCATACCCCCTATTTATAGCCTATTTACTCACTTTTAAGTTATCATTCAACTAAATACTACTAAGATCAAGTCTGTGGCTTCCTCTGCTTTTCCTGAAAACATAATAAATAATCCTCTCGCTAATCCTGCTAAAAAAAGAACTCGATCCACAGTATCAGATGTCCTAAAACGCTCTCAACGTCTATACGCTCGTCAACTTGAAGGTAAAACTACTCGCCAATTAGTAATAGAACACTCCTCAATAGAAAATATTTCCGAAACTACCGCCTGGCATGATTGGGATAGAGTTAAAGTTTGGAATAACGAAGATTGGGAAAAAGACAGAGAAGCTCTTCTCCCACGATTACAAGCTATGCGTATAAGATTATTCAATAAAGCTGTTAAAAAAGGTCAGCTTCAAACCGCAGCACAAATTCTCGATAGCCTAGGAAAAGTTATAGGCGAATCTATAGAAACAGTCAACATTCAAGCTCCAGAACTTTCTATAAAAGTTGAACCAAAAAATTAGTCAGAATATATTTAAGTTCCCCGCCTACCGCCTAGCAAAAAATTTTTTTGTACCTACACCCCCTCCAAGTCCAAAAAATAGACCTATATGAACTAATAGACCTATGGAGTCTTTTGGAGTCCTTAGAAGTCCATAGAAAGCCTATAGAGAACATAAAAGTAAAAAGAAGTCCATAGAAATACCACTAGGTAAAAAATTTGTACTTGCAAAATTTATTATGTACTTTCTGATATCTTTGTTTACTTGTTTACTATTTTTTGCTATATTAGTTTTAAGTTTAGTAAATTCTTAAATTATGATTTTATCAGCAGTTATTTTTTCTAGCTTAGAAAATAATTGTTCCTACCTTTTTAATTTATAGATTGCTTAACTTAATACAAACAAAAATTATTCACTTTCATACCAGAAATGAACTCAATTAATTTATTCCCAACAACTAACACACAGAAGTTAGATACCGAGACTTTAAAAGTTAATTTTGCTTTTGGTTCATATAGTTCTTTTTTAGATATCAGTAACGAATCTAAGAAGCTACACATTCAACTAGATAATAAGCAAATGAAGAAAGACATTCTTTCTAGTTTTCAAATGTTATCTAGTAGCTACTCAGTAGATAAAGAATATTTAACTGAAGTCTTTAAAGTTATTGTTGACAAGATCGAACAATCAAAGGATGACAATCTAAAGGATGAGCTAGCAGCTTACTTGGTTAATAACTTAAATAGCGAGGTTAACAAGTAATGAAACAGACTAAAAACTTACAGATAAAATGCACTTTACCTCCAGAGCTTCATTCACAGTATGTTGCTCTGGTACTTTCTGAAACTGGAGAGGTCAATCTTTCCAGTTTTACAAGATCACTAATAAGAAAATTTATCAACAAGAAAACAAAAAAATGAGAAATCCTTTTACTATCGCGTTGCTTTATTTAGCAAGTCTTTTTATCTTTTGCTATGGGCTTCATAGTTCATTACTTAAGTCAACAAAAATTGACTGTGAGGTATTTAATAAAAGCTTGGCATGCAAACAACTAGAAAAAGAAAACCTAATTAACCAATTATTAAATTAAAACAATGTCAGAATTAAAAACAAAAGTAACTTTCAATAATCCTGATGATCCAAACTCAGGTTATTTAATAGAAAATCCTTTCGCTACTAAAGTCAGAATAGAAACTGACTTTGTAGAAGAGGGATTTGTAGAGATTCCACAATTAACACTTTTTCAAATTATGAATTTTTTATATGTAGGAGAAAATACGGAAAGAGATGGGAGATGCGGATTTAGATCAAGAGCTGTAAGCGAGCTTAATTATTGGTTCAATACAAAGAAAACTTTTAAGTTCTGGAGAAAAGCACTAAGGCCAGCTTATGAAGAACATTTAAAAGAAATACATGATAATGAAAAACGAAAAATGGGAGACATTTAAAAAATAATACATTAAAATAAAAACTCCAGGGCAAAAAGTCTTGGAGATTCTTTTTGAAAAATTTTAAAAATTTTTGATGTAAAATTTTATACAAAAAAAATTTATTAAAAAAAAAAAAAAAAAAAAAAAAAAAAAAAAAAAAAATTAGAACTAGTAGCAGTCAGTCAGTAATGAATGGTGAATGTCAAAATTGAATGAATTTTTTAGACTGAATGAAAAATTATGAATGTTAAATAATAACATTACTTTCACATCATTATCATGTATAATTTAATTAAGTTCTATACCAAATTATGACTCAAACATTAATTAAAGAAGTCAGAGAAACCGCTATTGACTTTTTAAAAGAAAATTCTGAGCATTCAACTATTTATGGATGCGATTTACATCATGAAATTTTTAATACAAATTATTTTTGTGTTTATACTCATGAATGTAAAAAGTATTTAGAGGATTATGGAATATTTGAAGCAATAGAAAAGGTTAAGGAGTATGAAGAGTTTAACTTTGGAGAAGTTACAACAGATTTAAACGATCCTTTTAAATTGCTTAATATGCTGGTTTATATTCTTGGAGAAGAATATTTGAATAATTCAAATACTTTGACTAATGAATTTTGGGATATATATATTCCTGAAGAAAAGTTTCAAGTAATTATTGAAGAATTAGAAGAGTCTTAAAAATAAGACTCTTTTTTATATATTTCAATACTTGCAATTTAAAATATATATATGTACAATAACCTACATAAACATACCAGTTTTAATGAAACCAACTAAATTTAAAAAGCCTATGAATCGGTTTTTATATTTATCAATAATGGGAGAATACCTTATTGATCCTAATGAATGTTTAGAGAATTTAAATATTCAAAAAGCTATCAGCATGAATGATGAAGTAATGCTTAGAAAAATCCTTGAATGTGAGTATTAATTATGAATTACAAAGTTACCTACGCTATAGATACTCTTGATCCTAATCCTACAGTTAGGACATTTGAGCATGAATATGAAGCTGAAGAATGGCTTCATAATGAAGTTCAAGAAAGAATGGACTATACAGTTCAACATAGCCCTTACACTATCTCTGAAAAAGAGTATGCAGAGATAGAAGAATATGAATATTCACTTGTAAGAATAGAAAAAATTACAAGTAACAAAGTTGAACTAATAAATGATGATTTATTTGGAGAAACAATTACAGGTTATTCAATTTCTTAATTATGAACAACATTACAATTACAAAAACTGAATTTAATACAGTTACAGAATTTATTTTTACTTTTGAGCAAAGTGAAAATCATTTGATATGTCCAGTACAAAAAACTTCAACATTAAATGTTAAACATTCTATTGATGCAAGTGAAAAGGACATTATTAAAAATATGGTTAGAACTGCAATTAATGATCTAACTAAAGAAGAACAAATGAATCTAGTAAAGATTTCAAGTTGCAGTTTTTACTTTAGTGAATATCCAAAAGATATTAGAAGTAAGTTAGAAACTGCATTTACTTGGTTTGATAGTAAATGGTATTTTCATATAGATCAAAGAACTGAAATAGAGAATGAAATTATAAAAGAAAATCCTGTAATAGCTAGAAATATATATAGGTTTATAGGTTAATTATGGAACAAATAAATCTACAAAAAATAGCATTAGTTGAGACTTTTGTTAATTTCTATTTATCTAAAAGTAAAGTTTTAGATGAACGTTTGAAATCAGATATTGTCTGGTTTGCTACTGGTTTAAAAATGAGTGAATTTGAAGCCTGTAAAGAAATAGCTCAGGATTTATATATTAAAGAGGTATCTAATAATGAAAATTAATCCTAATAAAAAATACAAATTTATTGATAAAGATTTAATTAATGGATTTGTTGTATTAACTGGAAAAGAATTAAATGCAATTCTTGAAAAATCCTATAAAGAATATATGGAGAATAAAAAATGAAACTTAAAAAAACTAGAAAAGAAAGAAAGTGTTATTCATGTAAATCTTTAATTAATAAAGGAGATTTATACGGCCAAAAAAGCATAGCACTTGGAGAAAAAGTTAATGGAGAAAGTGAAACTTTTGATGGTATGAATACTGTTGTTCATTACATGAGAATACCAGTATCAATGTGTAAAACTTGTTTGGAGAATAAATAAATGTCAGATAGAGATGAAAAATGGGAGGAGAATAAAGCTGAAGTTAAGGAATTAGCTCAGGAATTTATTTATGATGAAAAAAGAAAAAGTGAGTGTATTAAATACTTCATAGGTCATTTTAAAGTAAGTCAGGCTACCGCTTATAGATGGTATGACAAGATCTATAATGAACTATCAATACCTAGTTTAGATAAAGCACATAAGTTAGCTGAATATAAATCTCAGGTAGAACATCAAATAGAAGAATCAATGAAAGATATAGAAAAATTACCAATAGGAGAAAAAATTAAATTATTTTCTGAAATTACAAAATTAAAAAAGGAGCTAAGAAAATTATGAAAAGAAAAGATAAATACAATTATCAGTTTAATTGGGAATCTATTAATGATGTTATTTATTACATGGAATGGAAGTTAGATGAAATTGAAGAAGCTGGTGCAGATATTGAATATACAACTGCCAAAAAAACATTAAATGATTTATGTAATTTTAGAGATTACTTGAGATTTAATGATCCTGATGAAAAATTTATTTATAAACCTGATGAGAAATTCGCATGAGAATCACTAATTAATTAACTGGCATTATTTATATATATAAGATCCAATAATTAATCAAGTTGATGAAGAATTTTCTTTACAACTTACAAAACTAATTAAGAATTATGTTCTTGATTTAGTAAACCATGAAATAGATGTAATTACAGATAGTGATTGGTTTGAAGAAAAAATTAAAACAACTATGGAGGAATTAAAATGACTGAAAAACACAAATACTATCGTATTACTGCTAACTCAATGACCAGTTATGAGTATTACATTAAAGTACCTGATACAATCACACCTGATGATATATGGGAACAACGTGGAGATAATGTTTTAGATGGTGCTAACTTTAGTGCTATAGATAATGGATGGGGAGGTTGTGGAGATTGGGAATATGACGAATGTTTAGAAGTAGATGAAGATGAAGCTAAAGAAAATGGTTTTGATGAGTGGGATGCGGAGGCTTTTAAAAAATGATTGATAATCCTACACCTGCACAACGTATGGATGAAATGGATCAGCAATATATGGCTGAACAATTTTATGAACACTGCACCGATAGAGCTAATGAAATAGCTAGAGATTATAATTTGTTACCAGAATTTTATGAAGATTTTGCAGAATATTTTGCTGATGTTTGTAGAGAATCTGATGATGGATATAGTCTTACATATTCAAAAGATTTAATAGATGACTGGTGGGAGGAAAATTCAGATATTTATGACACTTTTAAAACACCTTACATGGAGAAAAGTAATGACTAAACTTGAACAGATAAGAAATGAACTTGATAAATATATCAAGAGTGAATTAGAAAAAAGTCCACCTGATAGAGACTTTGAAGTTTTTAGTTTTGAAGATGATCTTTATGAAATTATTGAAGCATTAGATGAGATTATTTATTATGATCCTACACCTGATGGAGATAGTCCATATAGTGATGCTGAATATATAATCACACCAGAAGAAAGAGATAGAAAAGCTTTGGAAAGTAAAAGGGAATCTCATGGCAGAAGTCATAACATCCCATTCAACTGGTAATTAATTATGATTAAGAAATTCATTTCAAAATTAGACGGTTCTACTTTTGATTATTTTATAGAAGATAATATTTTATCTTTTAGATATGAAGGTACTGATTGGCAAGACTTTGTACCTAGCGATAGAAGAGCCTACAGCGAAGCAGAACATCAGGAGATGATGGATTTATTAAAGGGCGAAATACAATGAAATAAATAATTTAAGTTAATTATTTTTCAACTTTTTTTAAAAAATCTGATATAGATTCTCTGATTAAAAATCCTATTGAAAGTCCAGCTTTTGATAGGTTTTTTAATTTTGCATAGTCTTTTTCATCAACACTGACACTGATTCTTTTTAGCTTTCCATGAGATTCTGTCATAATGAATGGCATTTATATATAACTATAATATCACAAATCAATAAGATTACATGAATGGCAAACCTATGAATGGCCGTTTTAAGAAAAAGAAAAGAAACAAAAGAAAAAGAATATTATTAGATATAAATATATTTATTATAAATACATGAATAGATATAGTAATAATATATATATATTATATATATACTTATAGATACTATATAAAAGTAATATTATATATACTTAGGATATAGAGAAGATTTTTTA